CCCCACGGCCCTTCGGCGCGAATTTCTGTCGGGTTTTGAGAAACTGGAGGAAGCATGGGTTCCCGCGGTCCAGCCCCCGACCCCAGCAGCGCCCGCTCCAAGGCCGGACGCAACACGCGACACCGCAAGACGCCGTCCACGCCGGCCGCTGACCTGGCCCCGCCCGACTCCGTGACGAAGGTCCCGTCCGCGCTCGCCTTCTGGGACCGGAACGCCCCGATCCTCCAGGCCGACGGCCGCCTCCGGGCCGAGCAGCTCGACGCCTTCGCGATCCTCTGCCGCCTCCACGCCGACATCGAGCAGCTCGCCGACCAGGTCGCCGTCGAGGGGTGGATCACCGCCACCGACAAGGGCCAGGCGGCCTCCCCGGTGGCGAAGCTGTTGCGTGACTCACGGCGGGACTTCGTCACACTGGCCCGCGACTTCGGACTGACCGCCGCGGCGGCGGCCCGCATCCCGCAGGACCCACCTAGTGGCGAAGAAGAAGGCGACGAAGAGGACAAGGTCCTCGCGAGTCTCTCGATCCGGAACGGCTGACCCGAAGAAGCGGCCGGAATACCTCCCCGGCTATGAGTGGGACTCCGCGGCGGCCGAGGCTCCGGTCCGGTTCATCGAGACGCTCTGCCGGCATCCCGACGAGCGCGGCGGCGAGCCGGCGAGGATCGAGCTCGTCGAGTGGCAGAAGGAGCGGGTCCTCCGGCCGCTCTTCGGCTGGCGTCGCGCCGACGGCCGGCTCCGGTTCCGGCGGGCCGGAATCTTCGTGCCGAAGAAGAACCGGAAGTCGAGCCTGATGTCGCAGCTCGCCCAGTACATGGCGACCTGTCACGCCCCGGCCCAGGACGTGTTCCTCGCGGCGAACGACCGGCTACAAGCCCGCACCATGTACCGCATGGTCCGGCAGTCGGTCGAGGCGTCGCCGAAACTGTCGAAGCTGCTCGAGGTCGTCGACTCGCGGTCGATCATTCGGAATCGCGAGACCGGGAAAGAAATACGATGTCTTTCTTCTGACAGTTGGCGAAACGAAGGCCTGAACGGCTCGGTGATCCTGGACGAGATCCATAGCTTCCGCTCGCCCGACCTGGTCGACGCCCTCATCTACGCCACGCGCGGCACGGCGAACGGCCTCGTGATCTCGATCTCGACGGCGGGCTCCGACCGGAACGGCATCGGCTGGCGATGGTGGCAGGACTGCGAGCTCGTGATCAAGGACCCGAAGGCCAACCCTACATTCCTCGGTCTGATCTACGCCGCGGCCGAGGACGATGACTTCTCCGACCCGAAGGTCTGGCGGAAGGCCAACCCGTCGATGGGCGTCGCGTTCCCCGAGGACGAGTTTGCGGCCGACTACCAGGACGCGACAACCGACCCGCGGAAGATGTCGAAGTTTCTCCGCTACTCGCTGAACGTCTGGCAGGCCGGCGACTCTCGCTGGTTCGTCGGGCCGATCGACTGGTCGGCCTGCGGCTCCGGGCCGGCCGAGCCGACCGCCGGCCGGCCGTGCTGGGTCGGCGTCGACCTCGCGTCAAATCTCGACATGACGGCGGCCGCCTTCGTCTTCAAAGAACGCGACGGCAGCTACGCCGTCGAGTGGCGATACTGGGTCCCACGCGAGACCGTGGCCGACCGCGTCCGCGAAGGGATCCCCTACGATGCCTGGATCCGCGACGGCTGGGTGACGGTGACGGACGGCCACCGGCTCGACCACGAGGCGGTCGCCCGCGACATCGTGGCCTTCGGCGAGCGGCACGAGATCCGGGCCGTCGGCGTCGACCCGTGGCAGGCCGGGGCCCTGGAGACGCTGCTACAGCGCGAAGGGCTCGCAGTGAAGGACATCCCGCAGCGGACCGGCTACCTCAACGCGCCTTGCAAGCTCCTCGAGGCCCTCGTCGTCGAGAAGCGGCTCCGGCACGGCGGCAACCCGGTCGCGGCGTGGAACGCTAACAACGTCTGCGTCTACACGGACGCGACCGGCATGATCAAACCGGACAAGGCGAAGAGTACGGAGAAGATCGACGGCATCGCCGCGCTCGTAAACGCCCTGGCCCTGGCCTCGACCGACGAGGATGACGGCGCGGCCGGGAGCCTCGACGACTACCGGATCCGCGTCCTGTGATGCGTAGCCGCCGGTTCAAGGGGCCGCAGCCGAGCCGGACACTGGTTCGCTCCGGGAGCCGCCGTGCGCCCGGCCTCCGGATCCAACGACATGCCACGCGCCAAGGCCGCGACCAAGCGATCCACACGCCGGCCGGCGAGCCGGCGTCGGCCCAGCTTCGGCGGTGCCCACACGATCACGCTCCGCGGAAGCCTGACCGACCCCGGCCTCTGGGGCAACTCGTGGCAGGGCTCGATCGGGCCTGACACGGCGATCCGGGTGACGTCGATCCTCGGCGTCGTGCGATGGATTGCCCAGGCCGTGGCGGTGATGCCGGTCCACATCATGCGGCAGAACCCGGACGGCCGCCGCGTTCACGCCGATCTGCCGTGCGGCTACACGCTGCGGAAGCGGCCAAACCCATGGCAGTCGGCCTATGACTTCTACCAGCTCATCGCCTACTGGACGGCCCTCCACGGGAACGCCTTCGCCCGCGTGATGCCTGGCGAGCGCGGCTGGTGCTCCGAGCTGCGGCCACTCCACCCGACGCGCGTCAAGGTCCACCGGAACATCAACTACACGGTCTCCTACGAGTTCCTCGACGATAACCACACCTGGCGACCGCTCCGGCAGGAGGAGGTCTTTCACTGGCGGTGGCTCTCCGACAACGGCCTCGTCGGCATGGCCCCGCCGGAGCTCTGCTCGACCTCGATCTCGCTGGCCCGCAAGCTCGACACCGCGGCGACCGCGTTCTGGGACAACAGCGCGAGGCCCGACCTCGTCCTGGAGACGGACGAGAAGATTCCAGACGAGGCGGTGGACGCCCTGCGGAACGCCCTGTCCGAGGTCTACGGCGGCGCGGGCAACCGCGGGAAGGCGGCGGTCCTGCCGAAGAAGACCCGGTTGAAGCCGATCGAGTCGAACAGCATGGAGGCGAACCAGTTCCAGGAACTGCGGGACGCGATCCTCCCCGATGTCTGCCGCTGCTGGGGCGTCCCCTCGACGCTGCTCGGCGACGCTCGTATGGCCCGATGGTCCAACGTCGAGCAGGAGCATCTATCCGCTCAGGTGTGGTGCCTCCTCCCGTGGATGCGACGCATGGAGGGGCCGCTCGATATGGCCCTCCAGCCGGTCTACGGCGAGGAGGTCTACACCAAGTTCGACAACCGCGGCCTCCTCCGCGGCGACACGGCGAGCCGCGTGCAGCTCTATCAGTCGATGTTTAACATGGGGGCCTTGGCCCCCAACGAGCTCCGCGACCTCGAGGACTTCGACCTCCTCGACGATCCGGCCGCGAATCAGACCTACATGCAGCTCGGCTTCTCGACGCTCGCAGCCGCGGCCGCCCAGGCCGTGGCCGCAGGCGGCGAGCCGATGCCGGCCGCCGACGAGGCCGCGCCGGTCGAGCCGCAGCCGGTGGCAGACGCCGAGCCGATGGCTGGGGCTAGCAATCGGTGTGCTGGCGCTCGCAACTGCGGAATAGGCCCTGGCGGCTTCCAGGGCGGCAACACATGCGGCAAGGGCGGCGCTGGCGGTGGGGCGGGAGATGGTGGCGGTGGTGGTGGTGGTGGTGGCGGAGGCGGCGAGGGTGGCGGTGCCGGAGGCGCTGGGGCGGGTGCTGGCTCAGAAGGAGATTCGCAGCCGACCCCACAGCAAAAGCAGAGGAAAGAAAGGCTTCGCGACAGGATCGAGGGAACGCAAGCAGAGGCCGACCGGGAGGTCAAGAAGGCCGAGCAGAAGGTCTCGAAGCTGAAGAAGCAGCAGCAGGAAATCAAAAACAAGCTGGACGCGATGAAGTCGCAGTCAGCAGCGGCTGACAAAGCGCATGCAGACGGACTCGCAAAGGCGAGGGCGACAAAGGAGTCGAAGATCGCGGCAGCAAAAGCGAAGTACGAGGCAAAGATGAAGGAAATCGCCGCCAAGTACGGGAGGAACGCGTGAGCATCGACGAGCAGCTCGACGAGCAAGAGATGGATGTCGAAGAGGCGGAGCGGCTCCTTAAAGAGCTGAAGGAGGCCGTCGCTGAGTTGGACGAAGTCGAGAGAGAAACAGAACAGCTACTGGAGTCGATCTGACCATGGAATACGAGCGCCGCTACCTCTCACTCGCAGACATCGGCGACGACGCCCTCGGCCTCGAGGAGCGGGCCGACGGCCCCGTCCGGATTCGCGGCATCGCCCCGCCTTGGAATAGCTGGTCTCACGACCTGGGCGGGTTCCGGGAACGGTTCATGCCGGGGGCGTTCACGAAGTTTCTCGGCCGGACCCCGACCGACCCGCGAGGGAAGGCCGACGTGATCGCCGCCTGGAATCACGACGAGAGTCGGATCCTCGGACGCACCACGAACGGCACGCTCGAGCTCCGCGAGACCGAGCGCGGCCTGGAGTATTCGGCGACCCCGCCAGAGGGCACGGCCACGACGAACGAGGTCCTCGCCTACATCCGCGGGAAGTACATCTTCGGCTCGTCGTTCGCCTTCTCGACTTCTCCTGGCGGCGAGACGTTCGACACCGACCCCTCCGGCAAGATCACGCGGACGATCACCGAGGCGGCGCTCTATGACGTGTCCCCGGTGGCTCGTGCCGCCTACCCGTCCTCGACGCTCGGCCTGCGGTCGCTGGAGAAGTGGAAGGCCGAGAACCTCACGGCCACCGAGAACGCCCGCCTCGCCGAGGAGGCCGCCGACCTTCAGGCCGACCGGGTCCGCAGCCTCGCCGGCGCGAAAGCCGCCGCCGCGGCCGCCGTCGCGAGGATGCGAGCCCATGCCGGCTAGCTGTTCAAAGTGCGGCGGCCGCTGCCGCGTCGAGTCGAGCAAGCGGGCCGGCGACCGCCAGG